CTGTAAATCCTTTCCTCTGCTATCTTGAAGTAGTCTGCATCCATCTCAATACCGATAAAGTTACGATTAAGGTTCTTAGCTGCTACGCCCGTGGTGCCGCTGCCCATCGTAAAATCCAGAACGATCTCGCCGGGGTTGGTGTAGGTCTTGATTAGGTATTCCATAAGTGCTACGGGCTTTTGGGTGGGGTGGACAGACCCGCAGCGCACCTTATCAAAAGTTATGATATTGGTAGGGTTCTTGTGCGTGTAGGTCTTTTTGAGTGCTTTTAGGTTCTGGTTTCCCGTTGTTTCGCCTTTACTCATACCGCCACCCTTTATGGGCTTGTCACGCAAAATCATCTGGGCGTTATACACAGATTTACCATCGCAGAACACTAATACGTCCTCGCTGCGCCGCATCGGCTGAAATCTTGCATAACTCATCCCGCTTGGAATTTTCTTATCCCAAACCCAACAATACTTAAACATCTTCACATTGGACATCACCAGCGCCGACGTGAACGGCTGCGATGCCGTCAGCACAATCGCACCGTTCGGCTTTGTGACCCGCTTGAGTTGCGCCCACATTGGTTCGAACGGAATGACCGAATCCCACTTGCACGCCGTCGTGCCATAGGGTGGGTCAGTCAACACCATATCAACGGACCCATCGGGGATGCCTTTCATAACCTCAAGGCAGTCCCCATTAAACAAGCTAGTGTTACTCATTCGTAAATCTCCTTTAACCTATTCCGTTGCTTCTGCCATAAGTACCAATTGATCTTTACATCGCTCTCACAGCGGTGTTTCATCTGTTCCCACGTTACATTCTCCCAGTCATCCACTTGAGGCTTAGGAACACCACTCTCTAGTTGATAACTGCCCAAACCATCCCGGTTCCTGTCCGGTGATAGGTTCCAAGACAAAGCCAGAGTATCCACGAAAGACCTGTAACTCAGGCTCAACCCAAGAACCCTATTCACCACGACCATATCGAAGGGTACACTATTGTGTGCTACGAACAAGACTTCCTTCTGAGAGAAGAAACCCCTCATTTCCTCGTAAGTCCCCACGCTGGTAATCTCTTTCCCATCGTAAGTGTACGACAGGATATGAATCTTATCGCACACATAAGCTAGGCCGTTGGTTTCTGTGTCAAATACTACCTCTCTCATTTGACTTAGCCCCCATAAGTCTACTAAGAGCACCAGAATCTTCTAAAGCAAGGAAACTCTTAACCTCATAAGGCGTTAAACCCAAAAATTTACTAATACTATTCACGAGGTCAATCTTTTGTTGTTCCTTTTGACCCTCCTCGGAAACCCTACGAAAACCACAAGCTATGACTTCTACTGGGCCTAAAAAATCATCGTGAGGGTCTCTGGTAGAGTTAAACTTTAAGTAACAACCCTTCAGGCCAGCTTCCTTAGCTGTACACATTAGTTTCATACAGATAGAAGCGATGTCTTTTTCTGTGTATTCTTCATAGTCGCTTAAGTACACACTCCCCATAAGTAATTCTACGTCTTTCCACACACGATAGTCACTGTAGTCAGCCATGTCATCTAGTTCTCTACTCATTAGAAGTCTGCTCCTGTAGTCCTCTGGGGTTCAACTGGACCCATCACTGGTGTTAATGTATAGCTTTTCACATCGAAGTCGAGAGCACCAGCAGGACCATTCCCAAGGCCGACCCGATTCTTCCGTCCGACCTTGATATACATTCTGTTCCTCTCTGTCAAGTCTTCCGCATCTTGATCTCTTTCGATAAGTATCTCAAAGGCAGCCTTCTTACCAATCATACTAGCGTACATAGTATCACCATTCTGGTTCTGGTGGGCAATAGTAACGATACCAACATCCAACTCTGTAGCCATAGTCCCTAGACGTGACGCTAGGTCAGCCAGTTGGCCCTCTTTGTTTTCCCCGTGTACTAAGTCTTGGATAGGCTCGAAGAACACATAGTCAATATCGAACGCAGCCTTCATATACTTAATCTTGTCTAGGAGGGCTTCATAACCATCCTCAGGGCTAAAGCTAAACTGTAGCATCCGCTCACCCTCAGTAAGACGCTCGATACTAGCCTTAACATCGTCTTGACGTCCACCCTCGTCAATGAACTTCTTGAGGGTTAGGTTGTCATTAAGATCGTAACTAACAAGACCTAACAGGCTTCTAATTTTGCTCTCCTCTAGGTGCATACACGCGAACTTAAATTTACTGGTGGTTAGGCATTTCCACTCCAGATACCTCATTAGCTCGCTCTTACCCACGCCCGTCCTAGCTTGGATCACAGTAAAGTAACCCTTGTTAATCCCAAGTATCTTACTGTCCAACTCGGGGATACCCGTAGGGAAATACTCGAAGTCTGGACTATCCTCAAATAACTTTAGGTAGTCCTCAGCATCCACAAGCATGTCGTCAGGTTTGTAAGGCTTAGCACCCCACCAAGCACTCTTGAAAGCCTTAGCATCACCAGCCTTTAGGAAGTCATTAGCGTCCTTATGCCCACCGTGCTGCATAACAAACACCTTACGAGGAAACATAAGGCTGATACGTTCAGATGCCTTACGTCCCGGCTCATCGTTGTCTAAGCTAAGGACAATCTTATCGAAGCTGTCGAGCCAACCCTTGCACTTCTCCCATAGCTTACCACTAGGAGAGGCACTAGGCAGGCTCACCACAGGGTTAGTGTATGTGGAGCCTGCGGATAGCATCTGCCAAGCACTCATAGCGTCCAGTTCGCCCTCTGTGATGGTCACGATCTTAGAGCAGTTGACAGGGAACATATTCATACCAAAGAGTTCGTCTGCACCAAAACCCTTGTTAGTGCTAAAGCCTTTCTCACTCAGGTTCCGGGTCTTTACGCCACCACTAGGGTAGACGTAATGTTGCTTACCCTCATTTGTCTTAACACCATACTTCTCCATTGTTGCAGTAAGGATACCACGGAGGGGTTGATAACTGCCTAGAGGTAATACCTCAATAGCCTTAGGCGTAAAACTATCGCTCACAACCAAACTGACTTGTTCACCCAATCTAAAACTCCTTCCGTTCTTACCTCGTTTAGCCCAAAGTACGTCCTCTGATAACCAAGTAGCTAGGTCACAGGACTTACAGTGGCCCATCTCTTTAGTCGTGTTGAAGTAGTAGGCGTCACTAGAGCCACACCCACTTACGTCTGGACACGGCAGTTTAGCTTGTTCTGTCATAAGGTCCACCCCGCAGCTTGGGCGATTGCGGCGCGGTTGTGGGCGTTGGCGGCAGCTTTGGCGCGATCGCGGGAAACACCGTGAGCAATCCGACTTGGGCTTGACGTTGAATGGACACAATGCCACTCGGCGTATGCGCCATTGTAAATTTCATACAGACCTGAATAAGTGTCCCCACCTGCGCTGTCGCGCACCCAAACCAAATCCGGTATCATCCCCGGCAATGCGGCAAGGATTGCGTCGGCAACACAAGAATAGTCACCCATGCTATCAACCATTTCGTCAACTATCACGGCGGCAATCTTGTCACGCATGTTCATGTTAATTCTCCCTTGCGGATTGCGGCGGCGATATGACTGGCGCGAAGGTCTGCTTCAGTTGAGGATTGAAACCCATAGTTATGGCTTTCTGCTATAGCCCCGCACCGTTCCCGTTCCGCCAGTACCGCCGCGTCAAGGTCGGCTTGGGTTAGGCATAGGTCGCTGCGGGTGTTCCATTCATCTAATGCCGTTGCTTTACTGGGCCTGTATGCCGGGCTATGAACGCAACACCATTGGCACTCGATCCTATGGCCCCAGTTTTTGCGGGAAATCAGCTCTGCGTCCTTGCCGCAAAACGGGCAGGGCTTCAATTCAGGTCCGTAATTCATTCCGTGCCGCCTTTCGTTGTGCCAGCCGGGGCCGGGGTGTGTGACAGTTTTCATTTGGTTTGCTCCGGTTGGGTGGTGGTGGGCCTGCCCCATCGCGGGCAGGCAGGGGGATTATGAGCCGTAGCCGTTGCCGTAGCCGTTGCCGTCGCCGTAGCCGTTGCCGTCGCCGGGGCCGTAGCCTTTGCCGTAGCCGTAGCCGTTGCCGTCGCCGGGGCCGTTGCCGTCGCCGGAGCCGTCGCCGTTGCCGTAGCCGTAGCCGTTGCCGTCGCCGGGGCCGTAGCCTTTGCCGTAGCCTTTGCCGTAGCCTTTGCCGTCTTTTTCCGGGTCGTAAGTATTGAAAACCTGAATCCGCATCACACAGCACCAATGCTGGCTGCTGCGGCATCGCTCACGTCGATTAGCGCGCAGGCGTTGAAAACAGTCAGGGTTGCCGATGCAGGGGAAAACTTGCACCCGGACGCATTCACGCCATAGGTGGCAACGTCTATCAGGGTCAGCCCCTTCGCCGCCTCCCACTTCCAAAGCTGGCGAGCGTTGGTGACGTGGATGGTGGAGCCGTCATTGCCCGCGTAGTCGCCGTAGATCACGCCAGCGTCACGGCTGCGGATAATAACCTTGCGGCCAATCTGGCCCTCGGTGTTGGTGGATGGCTGCGCGCCCATACCTTCAATCATGGCGATGGCGGCTTTCATTGTGTCGATATTCATTGTCATTTCCTTTGGGGTTGGTGGGTGTTAGGCGTTGGTGAGGGAGATGGCGATGGTGGCACCACCTTATCCTGCCCCATTACTGCCAACTATAGTCTTATACTATAGTATCTCCATAGTGTCAACTAACAAGTTCAACAACCTAGTAGTATATACTATAGTATTTCCATAGTGTCTACTTATAGGTTTATAACTTGTTAGTCTCATCACGATAGTGTTTCCTTAGTACACTTAGGTAAGAGTCTTACTTAAGTATACGTCCCTTTTCCGAAAGCTCTAAAGGGGCTGTAACAATTCGTTACCGTATTTTGGGGTGTTTTACCCTTATTTTGGCAGTATTGTAGCCCAAAAGACACAATTATGTACCTGTTGGTGCTACTTACAGTGAAAGCCCTAACCTTAGCTTGCCTATCGCAGTGTCTATAACCTGACCCAATCGCTGCTTAGAGATGCCCAACTCGTCCGCAACCTCACCTCGGTCAACCTCATGCAAGAATACACTAACGACAGCAAAGTATTCCCGGTTGTCTAAACAAGTCTCCATGGTGAATTTGATATGTTGCAGGTATTCCTGATTCTCAAAGTCCGTAGTATGGTCAGCATCACCGTGGAGTTTACCTTCTTCTAAGGCATCACACCCCTTAGAGGCCATGAGAGCGCTCAGGAGGGGCCATTCGATAGTTTGGCTACTGTCACCACCAAAGTAAGCTGCACGCGCTCTACGGTTACCTCCTGAGGCTGGTACATGCACAGGTAGCTGCCCAAAGTTATAGAAGTTACTCGCGCGGTCACGCATGGCAGTGGCGATCTTGTTGGTATCCGTTACGCCCTCGGACAGCATGGAGTAGGCCACTAGCGTAGCCTCTTGCTTGAGGTCCATATACATCTGAGGGTTATTGTACCTACGCGCTAGCTGGTGCGCTTTGGCTGCGATAAAGGCTTCTGTGTCAATCATGTCAGTCTCCAGTGCTTATTGGTAAAAGATGTGACCACCTACTGCACCAGATAGTGTGTAACTACTGGTCCAATAAGGGTCTACTTTAGTATTGTGGAACATGATTACGTCACCATTGATTACCCCATTAGACACAACGTACCTTGCCATGTCTTTACTAGAGACCCACGCTAGTCTGTCGTGGTATGTGTCGTAGTCCATAGGTTCGTCACTTAGTCCGTCATGTGTGTAACTAAACTGCTTGCGTTGGTTTACCACACCGCAGATGGTATCAGGATACCTACTGTGTTCAACCCTGTTGAGGATTACATTGGCAACCAACTCCTTGCCGTCTATTGGCTCACCTCTAGCCTCGAAGAATATCGCCACAGCTAGGCATAAGATTTCACCTGTCATCTCTATGGGTTGTCCTTTGGGTTCTTAGCAGGGCTTACTTCAATGATTTGCAGGATAAGGCTTAGGTGCTTCTCAGCCCACAATAGTGCGTCTTTATCCATGCTAGAAATCCATTTACGACCTGCCTCGGTGTCCCAACGGGACCACTTTTCAATAGCGTGTGTCTTGCAACCTACCTGTAGTGTGTCGTAGGTGTACCCTACTTGCCACTTGTCAATCTGCATATTCTTTAGGTAAACCATATCCCCGTAAGCTCTTAGATTGGCACACCTAAGATCGGCACCAATAAGATCAGCACCCTCAAGATTTGCACCCGCAAGATCGGCACCCATAAGACTGGCACCCGCAAGATTTGCGCCCTTAAGATCGGCACCCCTGAGATTGGCACCCACAAGATCAGCACCATAAAGATCGGCACCCTCAAGATTGGCACTATAAAGATTGGCACCTCTAAGATTGGCACCCTCAAGATTGGCACCCTCAAGATTGGCACTATAAAGATAGGCACCCATAAGATTGGCATCCTCAAGATTGGCATCACTAAGATCAGCACCCTTAAGATTGGCACCCTCAAGATTGGTACACCAAAGATCGGCACCCCTGAGATCGGCCTTCGGGCCTATTTCGTAACCATTGACTTTAGTCATTTGTCTGGCGCTCCTGTAATTGGTTTAACCCTAGCTCACTTGATTTCCAGTACCTTATCCGCAAAGAATGATTTCCAAGCGTTACTGGCAATCTCAAAGATAGGTACTTGACCACGATTAGCCATAGATTCGCCCTGAAGTTTACCACGCTCAGACCCTACGATCTTACCTACAGGGTTAAACGACCCCACAACCTCACGAGTAGTCCCATCAGCCTTCAGGAACGTCACAGTAACCAAGTTAGTACCTTTGGCAGACACTAGGCGTCTCACTTGCTCTACGGGTAAAAGATGTGTCATACATTAGCCTCACTGTTGTTAAATGCTTTGTTGCGGATACCCGTCCAGTCGTTCCAAGCGTTTGATGTAGTGATCTGCAAGGTTAGGCTAGATTTCTTAACGAACTCCCTAGCGTCAAACTCCATCAGGAAAACAGCAACGAGAGTATCACGGTCGTTCTGGATACTCTTAGGGATATAAACTACATACAGCATGGTGTCTCTCCTTAGGTGTTAAGCTGTGGTTACAATGTTAAACTGTGGTTACGGTGTTAAACTGTGGTTACAAGTACTTATTCTCAAAGTCTTCGTCGATGATGTCTTCGTAGTCCTTAATGATCTTGTTCCACAGTCTGTCGCTAACCTTACGACCCTGCCAGCAAATGTCTGTGATGTCAACATCAAACCACTCAGGCTCATCACTACCGTAAGAATTACTGCCACCAGACGTTACAGTGGCGTACACTTCAAAGTTCATCTCACAGCCCTTGATCTCTGTTTCTACTTCTACCATACCGATGTGCATTGTGTAAATCCTTGATTGTTGCGTTTGTTTCTGTTGAGTTTGTATCTCATGATTCTTTGGTGGTGTCAAGTGTTAACTTGTAGTTGCCGATCTTGGTTGCCGATAGTATCTTCAGTGCTTTTCCAAGGCAAACGCTTTGGCCCACACACTTACCTTTAGAAGTAACGCGCCAAGAACGCCCACGTTTGCGTATGTTGGTAAAGACATTGCCCTTGTAACAGCCACGGTTAGCATTGTTCACTGCTTGCGTTACGTCCCTAAGGTTCTCCATCTTATTGTTGAAAGTGTTTCTGTCGATATGGTCAATAGTATTCTCTGGCCAGTCACCCGTGTAGACTAACCAGCAAAGCCTAGAGGTAACAAAGGTGAATCGAGCGCCTTTGATTGATAATCCTGCGGTAGACAGCTTGTAGTCGTGTTTTGAAAATCGTGGCTTCCCAACGGTTTTACCTGCAAAATTGGTATCGAAGTGTTCCCAGTTGCGATTCGCCCAAGTAAGAGAGCCAGTCTCTGGGCAGTAAACCAAGATACTTATCAAGTATTTCTTTACCCAGTCTTGTTTAATAAAGTCGGCGTTCTTCATCTGTTTACTCCTTTAAGGTTTCCATAATTATTTCCATCGTGGCCTCTTTCCTATTGTGGCCTCTTTCCTATTGTGGCCTCTTTCCTATTGTGGCCTCTTTCCTATTGTGGCCTCTTTCCTATTGTGGCCGCTTTCATATCGTGGCCGCTTTCATATCGTGGCCGCTTTCGGGTTCCGCACGATTTCTATGTATTCTGATATGTAGATATGTAGATATTCTGATATGCTGATATGTAGATATTCTGATATATAGATATGTTGATACTTGAATGTTAGCGGTAACATCACTAATTGTTACAGAATCGACACAAACGATCACAAAGCGCAAAATGCACTTGACTCGTATTATTTTGGAAAGTGTGGCTTTATTGCAACTGATTCGGTATAGCCGTACCTCTCCGTTTTTTGCGAGCGCCATTTGCGCCCCTGCCCGACCGAATCGGGTTCATAGGTCGTTTATACGCCCCTAGCACTGGCAAGGCAAGAGGAATCTTCTCATTGACTCCAACCATAGAATCAATGTAACGCGCGCCCCCGCGATTCTATACTATATGAAACCGCCGTATTTAATTCTCACGTTTTACAGGTAACCCATTGACGCCGCGCGAATCGCGTGCAATATGGGCTTATCGGAAACACGAATAAAGGAAACTAAAATGGCCCAATATAACGGCAAAACTTACGGCTTGGCCCTTAACGCAACGCACGGCCTAAAGATTCTTAACCTGCCCCGCATGACTCTTGTGGAGGCAATGGCCTATCGCGCGGCCTTGCATATGCGCCATTATATCGGCGCGGGCGTGGTGGTGATCAATCTGGACTCGGTCAATTGATCGTCTCGGGCTTGGCGCTTATCGCCGCGACTATCTTGACTATGGTTTTGATATATACCGACGAAAACAAAGGGGACTAACATGTTCAACTTACACAAAGAAGCGCAAGCCATGGCGCAAGATGCTTGGCAAGAATCCGAGTTTGACTTGGATGGTGCGCGCGATTTCTTGAACGAGTCTTGTGACGGTTCGGAAATTGCCATCTATTACGGGAAAGCGATTGAATTTTGCTCTCTCAACGATACTGACGCGGGCGAGTCTTATTTGGAGGATTGCGGCGGCATTGCACAGCCGGGTGATTGCTTTGGTCAAATTGCCTGCCGGATTGCCTTTGCAACCTTGCTTTGCACTTGCGAGGAGTATCTTGCGGAAATTGCTGCGGAACATGGGGAGTTAGTCTAATGACAAAGAAAGAATATTTCAGAGAATGCCCAAACTGGAAGGGTCACATCCTTCGTGGTCTGGTGAAGCTTCCGCCCTACCCATTTCAGATGTTTCATCTCGGAATCGGCATGAAAAGCGATATAAAACACGACGTGATGAAATTCGGAATGCGGCGAACGCACTTAGTCTGATTTGATCCCTGCACACATATTTTAGGAGTCAGTCTAATGAAGGTTCTAGGTTTTGAAGTTATCGTACAATCGGATTACGGTCTTTTTTGGACGGCCAAAACGTCTGAATGGGCCAAGGGTAATTATATAGATTCCCGCGTTGAATTCGGTTCAAGCCCTATCCGCGATAAAAATGCGTTGAATCGTTATTGCGATATGCTAACGGGTAACGGACTATCTTTTACTGTCCATCCAATTTGCAAGGGAAATTGATATGCAATTTTTGTTACTATGGTCCGGTGAAATTTCCGGCGCTAATAAGGCAAGAATCGACGGCGTTAAAAGCAAGGGTATAACAGGGTACTATATGGACGGGGAAGTTTACGTTCCGGATTCCGTTCAAACCCTAGCAGCAATGCCCAAACGACATCACGCGGCGTTCAAAAGGTCGGTTGTATTTAACGGGTTGCCACAGCTGTGGGACGATGCGACAGACAATTGCGCGCCACTGACAATGCGACTGTATTATGCTAGGCCACGTAAAATCATGGCGGTGTACTATTTCCAACCGCTAACAAAAGAGGACAACTGAATGAAAATCACACAAATTCACTATGACACGATGAAATGTCAGATAGGCGCCGTTTGGACTAGTGAAAAACACGAGTCCTATCGCGCGCAAATCATAGCAGAGGGTAAGGCAAAAGACGTGGAAAAGCGGTTGCGGTGGGATTGGTCATATCGCGCGAAAACCACCAAGTGGATATGCGACAACCTGTATCCATACTTGGACGACTCGCATATTGATACCGCCTTGAAAAGTATCGTTCGGGAACTGGAAAAGGGGAGCAACTAATGCACAAGTATTCTTTTGAATATACCGATACATGTGACGGCAATGCCAACTATTGTTGGGTCAAACGTGGCGTTGTTAGCGTGCCGGATCTGGTTCACTATGGGTACACAGGCAGCACAGATGGAACGTACAGCAAGGCAAGTAAAG